GTTGGTTTTGTGTTAGTGCTGGCATAATGACTCCTTTCTATAAGTTATTTTTTGCCAATTCCCTTTCGTTTACGACCTTAGTTCTGAGGTCATCACGAAACGCTTTAAAGGTCTCGTATCTAATTTTAGAACGATTCCTTGCTTTAAGAGTAGTTTTGTATCTTTCAAACCACTGCTTAAACTTGTTATCAGAATAAATGAGTCCATTTAATTCTGTTGTATTCTTATAACTGCTATTTTTACTGTGTTCCAGAGTTAATTCTGCAATAATCATTTTCTCTTCTTTTTTCATTAATTCTGCCGCTGTATCATTATCAGCAAAATCTAATCCTATTTGCTCTTGTCTTGTAGAGAGTTCATTTGGGTTAAAATCTAGTGAATAAATATTAGTCTCCATTTTGTTCAAATTCCTTATCTGCAATTTTTTGATCTAGTTCTTTTTGAAACTCATCGTTAAGCTGTCTGTGTTTATGTGCTTGTGTATGACAATGACGACAAACTGGAAATAGATTGCTTGGTACATTGTATGAGTTTTTTTTACTACCACCCATACCTTTTGATTTAAGATGGTGGATTTCTACCGCTGGTCTTTGGTAGCAACCCCAACACTGGGGGGTATCTACAATAGATAACCCCCAATAGTCGTAAAATATCTTTCGGTAATTTTTAGATATTTTTGAGATTGTCATTGAATGCTCTCACTGCATTTTTAGTCAAATCACTTATATCTTCAACACTGAAATGACCACTACCCATTGATCGACCAACAACACCAGTTACAAAAATATCCATTCTCTGAGTATCGTTTTTGTTCATACCATTAGAGATAGGCATAGGTCTTGTTTGCTGTTGTGGTTGATAATTGTTGTTAGGCAAATCATCATCAAGTGTATGATTGTCAGCAATAGAAACATCTTTGACATTAGTATATGGGTTGCCGCCTTTTGATGTTTTCACATTTATAACAGTGAAATTTATTGCATCGCCAGACTGAGGCATAGGGTTCATAACTTTACCCCTATAATATAACCTAGTGCCATCGACTAAATCTATTGCGTAGTTTGGTTTTCCGTCCTCACTATTGTCAAAGACTTTATCAACTATATTAGACATTGTAGTTTCTCCTTATTATTATTTATTTAAGACGGAATATCCACGACCCTCTAAGCAATTATTAACTAAATCTCTTTTAGTTTGTAGCTTAGGCGATAGCCAAAGAACTCTCCATCTTAGTTTGTTATACACTACCTTTGATGTATCTACAAAAGCATTAGTATTATCATCAACAATACTAACGCAAGTGTAGTAATCATCATGGTATCGTTCCGCCGTCCCCTCAATATTGGCGGAACTTTTGCCCCTACTATCTACTATTGGCGTGGTGCTACACCCAGCAAGGAACACAGCACCACATATTAGTAAAAGCAAAACTATTGATACCCTAAAAAAAGACTTATTAGTAGTTTTCTTTTTGGGTAAAACTCTTTTTATTCGATACAATGGCGTTCTTTTACCATCTGTCGAATATCCAATTACTTCTCTATGCTCTATACCATAGGGAAATAAAACTTTTGATTTTTTAGCTTTTTTCATATTGTAGACTCCTCTATTGCTCTTTGTCCTCTTTTTCCTACTCCACCATCAACACCGACTGCATCGACTGACCTATGATGCCAGCCAAAAGGTATCAGATAATTTTTAGGAAAAACAAAAAGATGATATTGATTTGCAGTATCTACCAACCTTTTTTCATTTGGATATATTTCAACTGCCTCATAATCTGTACCAACAAGTTCATTTTTAATTTGTTGCAAATGCCTCCAATCGTGAATAGACTTTTTGTCTAATCTTTTAATTGAAAGATATGTCATAGTACCTTTCCATGATTTTTCATGAACTTGCCAATCTGCTTGTTTATTTCTAAACACCATTACAGAATAAAGATTATTTTGGTAAGTATCACAATCATACATTTCATGGTAGTATTGTTTAGATTGTTCATGCGTTAGTTCTTGACCCGTCATTTCTTTAAAAAGATTTTTACAATGTTCAAACCTTTTTTTAATAGGGAGATCAAAAATTTCATGTCTAGTTTGAAAAAATTTATCCATTATGCAATCTCCTTTTTTGTCAAATTTAAAAATTTTTTCATTCTATCTTTGTTAAACCAAGTCACTACAATTTCAGAACTACCAACAGAGTATTGAATTTTATATTTACTTACCCCGTCATCTTGCTGGTATTCTTTTATTAATTGTTTTGCATGGTCGTATCTATCTGTGACATCACAAATAAAATCATCGCATTTTATATAAAACAATTTACTCATTATTTCTTCTCCTTATTATTTTTAACAAAGACTTTGTTGAATGTACTCTTCATAACTAAATTACCATTGTTATCATAAACAGCAGTTGAGTTATCAAGATGCGTAATTTTAAAAAGATGAATGACGCTATCATTTTCAATAACATCAAACTTTTGTATCTTTTTAAAAAGTCTGTTTAGTTTTTGTTTAGGCATTGTTTCTCCTTTATTATTACGGGGGGCTTTTACACCCCCCTGATTGTTATTTTTTATCCTTTGTGTAAAACAAATGTTCATCTTCTACTTTGTCCTCAAACAAATTAAACAAAGTTTGCCCACCATGATTTTTGTAAGAAATAAAAAAATCATTATTATAAAACTCTAAAGGAACAACTTTATCTCTTAACATTATTGATATTGTTTCAGGATAAAAACCATGAATAAAATTGTAATCATGTTTGTCGTAGTTTCTTTTTCTTGAAACAACTTTAACACCCAAAGTTTTTAAAGATTTAATTTTTAAAGTTAATAATTTTTCTTTTTTTAACTTTAATTTAAGTTGCTTTAGTTTTTCTTGATTAAACATTTCTGACTCAATAGCTTTTGAAACTTTATCAAGCATCTCGCCTTTTAAGTTCAGATCGTTATTGTTATCTATAAAAGAATTTAGATTAGTTATTTTATTTTCTACTTCTTCTATTTCTCTTTTTGTATTTGGCATTGTAGTCTCCTTATTATTATTATTATTATTAAACATACCTATAACCTACAGATTTTTTTAGGTTATTCAATATATATTTTAATTATTTTTAGTTAAAAAAAGCCTTGATTCCCAACGATTTTTCACTAATAATTAAAATAGTTCTTCTCTTAGCTAGGCATTGTAGCGATTTGAACTAGGTTATTAACCCATTTTTAGTAACCGATTCGAGGGGGTAAGTTCATTAATGCTTTTTTCTCTTATCCCCTCAAACTAAAAAATATATAATCGAATCATGTCGTTGGTCGTTGATATTGGAAATAATAAAAAAATTTATTTACCACAAAATCTAAAGAACCAAGACGAGTTAATAGGTTTATGGTTGCAAGCACAATCAAAAGCTATTACAAAGGTCACAGACGAATTTATTTTAAAAACTTATTCTCAGGAAGAATTTGACGATAGAGTAGATGAGGTCACTTACATAATTTATAAACAGTTAAGAAATGGGGGTAACAATGTTTATAGACGAGAACTCGAAACCTAAAGAAAAACTTAAAGCGTGGTATTTATTTACCGAAGATTTCATAGCTGGTACATCACACCTTAGTAACGAAGAGATTGGCATTTATATGCGGTTGCTTTGTTGGAATTGGAATAAGCGATGTATTGGTTTGCCTAAAGATATTAATACAATCAAACGAATAGCTAGTTGCCAAACTGATAACGAAAAAAAATCATGTGAAAAAATCGTAAAAGAATTTTTTGTAGAAATGGAAGATCACTTTCAAAACGAAAGACAACTACAAGAATATTTATATATTCGTAAAAGAATAGACGCATCAAAGGTAAATGGTAAACTTGGCGGCAGACCAAAAAAACCTAGCCAAAACCCCCCTACCTCTACCTCTACCACTACCAATACATCTACAAATAAATACTCTCCTATTTTTAATAAATTTTGGGATAGGGTAACAAACAAAGTCAGTAAAGGTACAGCAGAGAAGAACTTTAAGAAGATTGAGCAAGAGTGGCGAGACCAGCCCGAAAAATTAGCCGATATGTATAATTCATATTATGATTCGGTAAAAGATAAAGAATTTGCCAAACAGCCCGCATTCTGGCTATCAGCAAAAAAATATTTAGATGTAGTTCCTAAAAAAAACTATGATTTTGGTGTAAGAATAACAAAAGATGAGGATAGAATTAAAATGTTTACAGACGCTATAAAAGATAAGAAAGTAACTAGATTTATAAAAGACTATGCGGCTAGAAATAAAGATGTGATTGATATGGGAATAAAAAAAGGTTTTTTGACTAAAGAACAAGCTATCAATGATCTTGGAATGAAGAATGAATATAGATGAGTAAACCTTTAAAAATATCAGAACAGGCGGCAGTGCAAATGCCAATGAAAACAGTTGCCAGCCTGATCGGGCTGGTAGCAATCGGCACATGGGCTTTTTTTGGAGTACAGGAAACACTTAATCAGCATTCAACTAAAATAGAATTGATGCAAAAAGATTTAGAGCAAAACACCGAGTTTAGAATTAAATATCCTAGAGGGGAACTTGGTCAATCTAGTGGAGAGGCAGAATTATTTATGCTCGTTGAAATATTAAGCGGTGTCGTAGAGGACTTAGAAACAGAAATAAAAGGCATGAGAAACAATGCTGTAAACATAGATTTTTTAAAAAGTAGGACAGAGAAACTTACTGAAGATGTTGAAAAACTTATAAGAAATGGAACGGAGTAATTTTGATTGAGACTGTGGTAGCCCTACTTATGATTGTCAATTCTGAGATCAAGGAACACAGAATACAAGAAAGCATCTCTCAATGTTTGAAAGGTAAAAGGCTTGCTGAAAGGCAATATTCTAAGGGTGTAAGATACCAATGTATTAAGTCAAAAGCAAAACTAGAAACTAATATTGATGGTTCTTTGACTATTAAATCTTTAATTTTAGAATAGGCTTTATTTTCTAACAATTTTTTGATAAACAGAACTTACCTAACTCATAGGGTAAGAGGATATGTCGAGACCAAAAAAATATAAGATTGACACTGAACAAGTCAAAAAATTAGCCAAACTTGGTGCTACCAATAAAGAGATCGGGGATTTCTTCGGTTGTAGTGCTGACCTTATTGAGAAGAGTTATTCGGAATATTTAACAAAAGGGCGTGCTGAGATGAAAATGAGGCTTAGACAGCTACAATGGAAGAGTGCAGAAAAAGGGAATGTTGTAATGCAGATATGGTTAGGTAAACAAATTTTAGGTCAGTCAGAAAACATCATAACGGAAGATGACGAACCTCTGGCGTGGTCAGTTGAGTGATACCATTTCCAAATGTAAAGGCACAAATAATTTATGCAGACCCAGCATGGTCGTTTAAAACATATTCACAAAAAGGGCAGAAACGATCTGCTATCAGGTATTATAATACCCTTAGCATTGACGATATTTGTAAGTTACCTATTTCTGATATTTCTGACGATAATTGCACTCTATTTCTTTGGGCTATTGATTCGATGTTGCCAGAGGCTTTTAGGGTCATTGAAGAGTGGGGCTTTACATATAAGACAGTGGCTTTTACATGGATAAAAGAAAACATAAAATCTGATGGATATTTTACTGGCATGGGATATTGGACTAGGTGCAATCCTGAGCAGTGTTTACTAGCTACAAAGGGCAAACCCAAAAGAATATCTAAATCAGTAAAACAATTAGTATTTAGTAAAAGAGAAGAGCATAGTAAGAAACCTGACATCATAAGAGATAATATTTTAGATTTATGTGGCGATCTTCCAAGAATAGAACTGTTTGCTAGACAAAAGGTAAAAGGCTGGCATAGCTGGGGAGATCAAATTTAATGCCACTTACTGACCCTCAACGGGCTGTAATAAAGTGTAACAAAAGGTTTAGAGTTCTTATATCTGGTCGTAGGTTTGGCAAAACATTCCTAGCAATACAAGAAATGGCTAAGTTTGCTAGATTTCCAAATCAAAGGGTTTGGTATGTGTCGCCTAGTTATAGACAAAGTAAAACTATTTGCTGGGATATGCTCAAAGAAATGATGCTGAGGCATAGATGGGTAAAAAGAATAAATGAGTCTGATTTATCTTTATTGCTAAAGAACAATACACTAATCAGTCTAAAGGGGGCAGACAACGATCAGTCTTTGCGTGGCGTTGGGTTAAACTTTATTGTGCTAGACGAATTTGCTGACATCAAACCACAGGCTTGGTACGAGGTTCTAAGACCTACATTATCAGATACATTAGGTCATGCTTTATTCTGCTCTTCGCCAAAAGGATTTAATTTTGCTTACGATTTATATAGTAAAAAAGACCCTGAGTGGCAGAGTTTCAAATACACTACATTAGAGGGTGGTCAGGTATCAGAGTCAGAGATTGAGCAAGCAAAGAATGATTTAGATGAGAGAACTTTTCAGCAAGAGTATTTAGCAACCTTTGTAAATTACGCTGGGATTATTTATTACAACTTTGACAGAAATAAAAACATAATAGATAGCTACAAGAAAAAATTTAAAACAATTCATGTTGGACAAGACTTTAACATAGACCCGATGGTGGCTGTTGTTTCTGTGATAGAAAATGATAAGATATTTATAATTGATGAGATACAAATATTTTCTTCTAATACTAACGAAATGATTGACGAAATAAAAAGTAGATACCCAGATAAAAAAATTATTTCTTATCCTGACCCAAGTTCCAAAGCTAGAAAGACATCTGCGGGTGGAACAACTGATTTAGCTTTACTTAAAAATGCTGGCTTTGAGGTAAGAGCAAGAAACAAAGCACCATTAGTTAGAGACAGAATAAATGCAGTCAATTCAAAATTTAAAAATGCAAAGGGTGTAAATAGTTTATATGTCTTGAAATCTTGTAAGAATACAATTAAAAGCATAGAAAGACAGATTTACAAAGAGGGAACAAATGTGCCTGACAAAGATGGCTCTCACGACCATTTTAATGATGCGTTAGGATATTTGGTAGAGTATAACTTTCCTGTAAGACGGGATTTTAAACCTAACCCTCTGCAAAGGTGGAGTTGATGGACAGAAAATTTTTAACAAACAAACACCCTCTCTGGCACGCAAATATTCAGAACTGGGAGTTTTATATTCGTAGCTATCTTGGCGGCAACGATTATCGTAATGGTTATTACTTACATAGATATATCTTAGAGACTCCAGAGGAATACGATCAAAGAATTAGACACACACCAGTTGATAACCACTGTAAAAATGTTGTTCAGATTTACACTAGCTTTTTATGGAGAGTACCACCGACTAGAGATTATGGTACATTAGACGGAGACCCAGCATTAGAGTCTTTTGTAAATGATGCAGACTTAGACGGCAGATCATTTAATACAGTTATGAGAGAGGTGCAAATGAATGCAAGCATCTATGGTAACTGTTGGGTTATTATTGACAAACCACAATCAAATACAAGAACAAGAGCTGAGGAACTCGATCAAGACATCAGACCTTATATTTCTATATACACACCAGAAAATATCGTAAACTGGAATTACAAACGAGCCGCTAGTGGTAGATTTTATTTGGATATGCTTTTAGTTGTAGAGGACATCAATTCTGAAAGAGCAATACTTAAAATGTTTACAGAGGAAGAGATAACAACTTACGAGGTTAAAGATTATGAAAAAGAATATGCTGAGGGCGATGCAACAATTATAGATCAAGTGCCAAATGCTATTGGAGTTATTCCTTGTATTAATGTTTACAATTTAAAAGGTGCAAAGAGACCTATTGGTATTAGTGATCTTGCTGATGTTGCATATTTACAACAATCTATTTACAACGATTATTCTGAAAAAGAACAACTGATAAGATTAGCTAACCACCCAAGTTTAGTTAAGACTCCAAGTGTTGAGGCTAGTGCTGGTGCTGGTTCGGTTATAGAGATACCAGAAGATATGCCGTCTGATTTAAAACCTTACATCATACAACCAAGCGGTCAAAACTTAGAGGGCATTATGAATTGTATCCAAAACAAAATTGATGCAATAGATCGTATCACACACATGGGTTCAGTTAGAGGGACATCAGGGCAACAAATATCATCAGGTATTGCACTACAAACTGAGTTTCAATTATTAAATGCAAAACTATCTGAGAAAGCAGATTTCTTAGAAAATGCCGAAGAGCAAATCTGGTCTCTGTTTGCTAGATGGCAAAACAAAGAATGGGACGGCTCAGTAGATTACCCCGACACGTTTGACGTTCGTGACTGGAGTAATGATTTACAATTTTTACAAATGGCAAAAGCTAGTGGAATAAAATCAGAGACATTTAACAAAGAACTAGATAAACAAATTGCTGAGGCAGTGATAGAAGATAACGATGCAATTAAAACAATTAATGATGAGATTGATAGCACCAGAACTACTAGAGGACAATTTACGACAACTGAAATCGAGGGACAGACTCCAGATGGCGAAGAAGAAGAAGAAAGTTAGAAGAGTTCCAAAAGATAAGGACTCAGGTTTACCAAAGAAATATCTTAGCGGTCTCAAAGGCTCAAAGAGAACCCGTAGAGCTAGCTTAATTAAAAGAGTTTCATCAATCTACAAATCAGGTGGTTTTATACCTAGAGGATTATTAAGGAGTAGAACAAAAGCATAATGGCTAGTAAATTTAGAAAACCACTATCAGCGGCTACAAAAGCAACACTTAGACGGAAAGCCAAAGCATCTAAAAGATATACTTATGCAACACTAGCTAAGGTCTATCGTAGAGGGCAAGGGGCGTTTTTGAGTCAGGGCAGTAGGCGTGTACCGATGGCGGCTTGGTCTATGGGGCGAGTCAACTCATTTCTTAGAGGTTCGAGAAAACACGATTTAGATTTGAGAAAAAAAAGAAGAAAAAAATAATGCCTTTAATCAAAGGTTATAGTAAAAAATCAATAAGCAAAAATATAAAAACAGAAATGCGATCTGGCAAATCTAGGAAACAAGCAACAGCAATAGCCTTGTCAGTAGCAAGGAAAGCAAGGAAGAGAAAAAGATAATGGCAAAGTATCAGGGTCGTACAGTCAAACTAAACAAACCTTTTAGAACACCAAACCAAAGAAAAAAATTTGCAGTTTATGTTAGAGATCGTAAAACTAAAAATGTAAAAAAGGTCAGATTTGGAGACCCCAATATGTCCATTAAAAAATCAATACCCGCAAGGCAAAGATCATTTCTTGCAAGAATGGGCGGAGTGTTAAGACAAGTAAAAGGGCAAAAGTCATTGTCTCCCGCTTTTTGGTCGATCAGGGCATGGAAAAAAAACTTTCCATTATAATGAATGTCAAAGATATTAGACAAACTCGCAGATCAACATGAAGAAAGAATTATTAATGTTCTTTACAAATTAGAAGATGACATTATCAAAGATGTAACTAGAGCCTCTGGTGGCAGTCTTACATCAACAAGAATTGCAATAGAATTACAACCAAAACTAAGAACGGCGATAGAAAACAATTTTCTTAACGAGGCAGATTTATTAATAAATTCAGAATACAATCTGATAGCGAAAGAGGTTTTAGATACATTTGGCAAAATGCCTATACCCGCAAAATTTAAAAATTTAACACAAGTTGATCTACAAACTATCAATGCTCTTAAATATCAATCATATAGTGGATTTGAGGATATAGCTGAAAGATACCTCAAAGTTCTCAATGACGAAATATATCAAAGTACGATTGCTGGCAGACCTTTTGATGATGTAGTCAAAAACATAAGGTCTCATATTAATGGAGTTTATCAAAAGTCAAATCAAAGAGAAATAAACGAACTCGTTGATTTTATTAATGAAAATAAATTTATTACATCAAAACAAACAGATGTCGAAAATGCAGTTAGAAAATTACAAACTCAGTATGCGGCTGACAGGGCTGGAAACAATTTAAGACGATATGCAACACAACTAGCACATGACTCAGTAATGCAGTTTCATGGTCAATTCACAGTAAAAAAAGCAAAAGAAAGTGGGTTACAACATTTTGAATACACTGGAACTTTAGTAAGAGACTCTAGACCTTTTTGCAGAGGTATGGTAAACAGAACACTAACCGAAAAAGAAATTCGGGATATTTGGAACTCTAGGTCATGGGCTGGCAAAAGTTCTGGAGACCCTTTTATTGTTAGAGGGGGTTATCGTTGTCGGCATACTTGGATTCCAACAAATCCTGATTGGAACATATAAGGAGATATAAATGGCTGACGAACAACCAAAAGTAGAACAAACTACTGAGCAAGCTGTTTCACAAGAAACAGAGCAACCCAAACAAGAAACAAAAGAGACCCCAGTAAATAAATTTTCTGAGGAACAAGTAAACGAAATCGTAAAATCACGATTAGCTAAAGAAAGAGCATCTATGTATAATAAACTAGGTGTTGAGGATTTAGATACAGCTATCAATGCTGTTAAGTTACAAAAAGAGGCAGAGGAAAAAACTAAAATTCAAAAAGGCGAGTTTGAAAAAATCCTTAAAGAAAAATCTGAAGA